TTTGTTGATTCAATTAAATAATAATTTGTCGATCGTTGTTCGAACACAAAATAAGCGATGTAATAGAATACCTAATATAAACAAACCCAATAATGTTAACCAAAGGGGATATTGTGGAAATATACCATGTATTAAGTAACCACCAAATAATGTTAATAATACATCAATAATAGCAACATTCATAAATCGATAAGAATGAACTCCTTGTTCTACCTTTCCTAAAGTGTCTCTATATTGGCAAAACATCCTATATACTATTTGTTGATAATTAACAATATTCTTAAAATTGCGTAAAAATACATATAAATAAGTACACTGTATTCATTATATAATGTCGATTGTATTACACAATAGTAACGACATTACTGAAATAAGAACAATCGCACTAGATTCTGAAGAAGATAAAATGAAGGATATTTACAAATCATTCTATCAATTATTAGTATCTATACCAATTGTCACAAGTTGCATTTTAATATGTATTTTTAACTATATTATCACTGTTATAAATATTATAGCTAGTAAACTGGGAATAATAACCACAATTGAACATGTTCCAATGGCAATATATCTAGAAAATGATCAAACGTAAAATACTTTATATTAATACGTCAAACAAATATAAATAATTTGTGTGCACATATATGTTGTTATTAATCATCACAAAATTGATTTATCAAAAGGAAATAAATATAGGTGTATCATATATTATACAATGGAAACAAATAGTTTAGTAAGCGAGCACGAAAATATTGTCGTTCACTCGGAACAACCAAACAAAAAATATAAAAATATAAATGATTTCCTTAAGAAACACAGTAAAAAACCAGAAGATGGTTCTGGTCCTTCACATACAAGAATTGGCGATACTAAATCGAACATTCATGGAGGTGCTTATTTCGTAAATAACAATGAATGGAATACATTTATGAAACATTATTGGAATGACATTGTTTCCAAAAATAAACCAGAATATTTAACGGAAAGACAATTAAGCGAGGATGGTCCCATTGCGGTTGATTTGGACTTACATTTTGCCTATGATTTGGAAAAACGTATTTACGAAGAAGATCATTTGGATGATTTGGTTGATATTTATTTAGCTGAATTAAACCAAATATATCATTTTGACGAAAACAGTGCGTTCCCCATTTTCCTTTTCGAAAAAGACAATGTAAATAGGGTTCAAGACAAAAAAATAACAAAGGACGGGATTCATCTTATTATTGGTATTAAAATGGACCATAAAGGGCAAATATTGTTACGAGAAAGAGTGTTGGAAAAAGTGAAAGAAGCGTGGGGAGATTTTCCAATTGTAAATAGTTGGTCAGATGTGTTTGATGAGGGCATAACCAAAGGATATACTAATTGGCAATTGTATGGTTCTGGTAAACCAAATCACGAATCATATAAATTAACACAAGTATACGATATTACATACGATGCCGATGATGGTGAATTCGTCAATAATCGCGGTAAACCAACCGATTATTTAAACGCAGAAAATTTCCATAAATTATCGGTTCGTTATACCGGGAATCCCCAATTCTTTTATAAAGAAGCATTTCTTCGATTAATCGAAACAAATGAATTACAGCAGCGCAGAAAATCATCACCCACTACAATCCAATATAATGAAATATCAGGATCCAAACATGTATCGCAAATTAAAAACTCAGAAGAACTTGATCAACATTTACAGCATTTCCTAGATTCAATTGGAACGAGTGATTATATGTTGAGAGAGATATACGAATATACTACGGTATTACCTGACAGTTATTACGGGTCTGGTTCTTACGGTAAATGGATTCGTGTGGGATGGGCATTGAAAAATACATCCAACAAACTTCTGATTGTTTGGTTGGCGTTTAGTGCGCGTTCTCCGACATTTGATTACAGTTCGATTCACGAATTATGCGAGATGTGGGATACATTCGATATTAAGCGCGATTCAGGGGTTACAAAGCGCTCCATTATATATTGGGCAAATCAAGACAATAAGGAGGGTGCTGAAGCAATTCGCAAAAACACAGTAGGACACTATTTGGACATGACTATTAATGCGGTCACCGCAAGTTCATTGGCAAATCCATCAAAACACGCAAAAGGTTCTACTGATTACGATATTGCGATTGTCTTACATCAAATGTATAAAGATGAATATGTATGTGCCGATGTGAAAAATGGTTCATGGTGGCGCTTCAAAAAGCATCGCTGGAATGAAATCGATTGTGGAAGTACGCTAAGACGTTCCATTTCTACAGAATTAAGACAAATGTACGAAGACAAGGTTACTGAACTTCAAAATTATTTGGTCACATTGGATCCAGAAGACGATCAATATAAGCAAGTAAAAATGCGCATAGATATTGTATTGAAAATTGTACAGCGTTTGGGTCAGACTAGTGATAAACGTAATATTATGCAGGAAGCGCGTGATTTGTTTTACGACGATGAATTTCTCAATAGTCTTGACAGTAATCCTTATTTGCTCGCATGCAAAAATGGTGTTGTTGATTTTAAAACAAAAGAATTTAGAAAGGGTCGTCCGGAAGATTATTTAACAAAGTGTACGAATATTAATTATTATCCCAGAACTAGTTCCAAACATAAGGATTCTATTCCTGAATTAGAAGATTTTATGCGGAAATTGTTTCCCAATACTGAACTGTGTGGTTATATGTGGAATCATTTGTCCGCAGTATTGATTGGTATGCCGTCGTTAAATCAAGCAATGTATAATTACATTGGATTTGGTCAAAATGGTAAATCAGTATTGACCGATCTAATGTCGCAAACATTGGGAACATATAAGGCAACCTCTCCCATTTCCCTGATTACCCAGGGTCGTGGTAAAATTGGTGGACTAGCACCGGAAATCGTTGGACTAAAAGGTGCGCGTTATGTGGTTATGCAAGAACCCGAATCCACGGATATTATTCATGAAGGACCAATGAAGGAATTGGTTAGTGGTGTTGAACCAATTACAGCGCGAGCACCATATATGACTAAATCACTTACGTTCATTCCACAATTTGCCTTAATCGTATGTTGTAATCAGTTGATGCAAGTTCGTACTCAAGACCATGGCACATGGCGTCGTCTAAAAGTGGCTAATTTTCAATCTTTATTCACAGAACAACCAAAAGATGACGATCAAGACCGCCCTTTTCAATATAAGATTGATCGCGAGTTGATGAAGAAATTCCCTGTGTGGCGCGAAACATTCTTAGCAATGTTGGTTCAACTTGCGTTTGAAAACGAAGGTAGAGTGAATGATTGCGATACAGTATTAGAAGCGAGCAACAAATACCGCGAAAGTCAGGATCACGTTGCCCAATTTGTTGGAGAGCGTATCAAAAAACACACTGGAAAGAAGGTCCGCAAAGAACAGATTTCCGAGGAGTTCAAGATGTGGTTCCTTACAAATTGTGGTAAAACCAAGCAACCCAGTCCAAAATCAGTATATGAATATATGGATCGTATGTACGGAAAGAACCGTAATGGCACGTGGATGGATGTGAAACTAACATATCCATCTGATCATGAGCAAACACAGGTAAATGATTCAGACGGTGAAATTGAAATTCCAGAAACAATTGTATTCTAAACTATAAAAATGAATATTTTACAAATGATATGAAAATAATATTTCAAATCATTTTTTATCTTAGTTCGTTTATTGACATATTATGTAAAGATGGATATATTGAGAAAATTCCATCCGTGATAAATGCGAATGTTAAACCAATCAATATCCATATTTTTAAATACTGAATATTAGATGAAAAGTATACAAGTAAAAAACATAGGAAAAACCCAATACATGCTAAAACATCCTTTATATAGCCAAGTGATCGTTCCATTTTCATATAGATCTATAAGATTGTCTTATAATAAATATTTTTGTATATTTTACAATATATGACTATTATAAATGATCAAATTATTTACCATGGTCAGAGACGAAGTGGATATAATTGAAGACTGGATATTATATCACGGTACATTGTTTGGGTTTGAAAATCTATATATTGTTGATAATGTGAGCACTGATGGTACATATGAAATCATAAAAAAATACGAAAAAAATGGCGTTCATGTTTATAGCCATTCAAATTATAAAGAAAAGGGAAATATTATGAAACAATTAATCGATAATAATAAATGTGTTATTGCGTTCCCCCTTGATATAGATGAATTTATTGTATTTTACGATAAAGAAAAACGAACTATTTCAACTGATACGATTTTGCCTTATTTGGAGCATTTAATCAAATTAAACAACAATCAATCTACAGTAATGAACATGAAAATACATGGAGTAAATCGCAATTGTGGTTTATACAAATGTGATTATATTAATAGTAAAGTGACATCTTCAAATGAAAATGGATATGAACGTGCTGCGTTAGAATGTACACACGGTTCATACAATGATACAATGAAAGCAATGGCCAAATCATTTTTCGATACTCGTCTATGGAATGGAACAATTGATCATGGAAATCACTTTAATATGGGAGACAAGTATATTAAATCAAAATTGTGTTTGGTTCATTATCACAAACGCAACTTTGAGCAACATAAAAAAAAGGTCATAAATAATGTAAAAGGACTAGGATACAATGCGGATAATTTAGATGAATTAAAAAAATTAAATAAACACACACCGGGTGGTCATCATGTTAAACATATGATAAATATATTAGAAGGAAATTATAAAATTAATCTAAATGAAAAATCCAACTCTGATGATATTGATTTAACTCCTATTTCCAAATTTATTAAACAATTGAAGAATTAAACTATGATTATAATATAATATGGATAAATTTCCTGGTTTCAAATTTGGATTGATCGATAATGGCATTGTTGCGTTTTTTGCGCTTTTAGGTATTGAAGTAGAGAAATATTTCGAAGGTATGGGTGCGTATGGTGCTTTGTACGGAGCACTTATTGGACACACAATATCCGATATGGTTGCCGGTTACACTGATTTTGGAACCAAAATTGCGCTAAATATGGGTTTAGGATGCTTTTCCATTATTATATTGGTGACCCTATATTTGTATATAAAATCCATTATTTGATTATTATTATTCAATGAATAATAATATTCTTTTTTGCCGCCTGCCGGGATTAAGTAAGGCGATACTTCCCTTAAACCCCTATACAAGGATATTCTTATTTTATGTCATATTCTTAAACAATTGGAAAACTTGCCTGCATTAACATTCCACATTGCCCTGAACCATTATTATATTCATCACCGCGACCCAATTTAATATAACCATCATATCCCCATGTAGTTCCCCATGAATTCTTCACCAAATAGTAATCCCCGCCATCTTCAGTTCCATACCCTACAACCAAAACACCATGATCTAGTTGTGTTCCACATGCTCCGCTAAATACACCCGATTTATATAGTTGGAAATCCTTCTGATCTGCCTGAATCGCAATTGACACTGGTTGCTGATTAAGCGCATTCATCATATCATCATCTGAATTTGCCTTTACATCAACAAAACTAGTAACATCACTATCACTAACAACCGAACAAGTTGTCTCGCAATCACCCGCGCTCTTTGTGGTCCCTGATGTATAAGGATAATCAGATTCCAAACAAAGACCGTTATTCTTCTCAATCCATGTGAACGCATTGTCCATTAGTCCACCATTACAACCCATATCCTTCCCGCCGTTCTTGCGATTGTCACAAGAAACAAGTTGCTGCTCGGAAAATGATTTCAAATCACCGTGCGCAACGAAATAAGCACCCTCTAGTGCTCCAGTTGTAGAGAAAGACCAACATGAACCACATTGACCCTGATCCTTAACAGGAGTTACACCGCCCTTTTCAACCCAATTTACACTTGACGCAAGGTTTACACTTTTGGTAACCTTCACATTCTTATGATCATCCAAACATCCCTTTACACATTCCACAGTTCCCAATTTGTTCGACTTATCGAAACTTTTTACACACCCAGATAAACACTTGACCTCATCAATCTTATGTTCAATATTCTCCATTCTAGAACCCAATGACCCGGAAAAACCCAAATATTGTGAAAATTCATCACTATTTAAACCAGAAAACTGATTATGACCTAGAACATACGTATTATTCTGACTATTCGCAATTTTAATATGCTCATCATTATCCAACCAATTCGTAAATAAATGGTCACGATGACCATCATTTTCAATGCGAACCTTGAAATCGCTCACCCAATCGTGAAATCTATCTTTCACATCATATCCACATACAGACCCAATCAATAACGACGCGCTTAAAG